CTTATAAAGCGTAAAGATGAACTTGGACAGTGACGGGCGATCAAACTCAATATTTACATGGGCCTCATCAGACTGCTGAAGGCTTGCAAACGCGCGAATGTAGCTAACAAACACCCCGAGTAGCAGATCCTCCATATATTCGCACTTGGACACCTTCTCAATACGCTTCACCTCTGTCTCCAGAACCTCATCAGTCCACTGGGGGACGCGTGTCAGGAGATTCTGAAACGTCTTGAGGGTCTCACCAGGTTGCTTGTTGCGCACGCAGGCGGTCTTGGCGTTATCATAGATACTCCAGAGACCATCGGCAACATGCGGGATCAGAACGCGACTCAGATTCTCACGGAGCGATTGTTTGACAAAGTCCGTGCTCATTTACTTAGACAGAGTGATTAGAGGAAGGACAATACGGACGCACTATGCCAAAATTTGTCCTCATTCTCATGGTCCGTAATGAAGAGCGGATCCTCAAGCGTTGTATGGAATCCGTTGAAGGGTTTGTAGAAGCCTATTGTATATGCGATACCGGATCAACGGATAAGACATGTGAGATTGCCACCGAGTTTCTCAAGACACATGATGGGTGTCTAACGCATGTTCCGTGGCAGAATTTTGGGTATAATCGCACAGCTAGCTTTTCCAATGCACAGATGTATCTGAAAAGAACTGGATGGGATCTCAAGGATACCTATGGACTTCTTTTGGATGCTGATATGATGTTTGATTCGGGATCCCTAAAGACATATCCACTTCAACATATTGGATATACAATTGTGCAATGTGCTGGGACGTTGGAATATCCAAATACCCGTCTTCTTCGCATGGATCATTTTTGGGAGTGCAAGGGCGTAACGCATGAATATTGGGATGCGCCTTCCGATCACATATCAAAAGTGATCTGTCACATCAATGACTTCAATGACGGTGGATGCAAGTCGGATAAGTTTCAACGAGATGCAATTCTTCTTGAAAAAGGGTTGACTGATGAGCCCACTAATGTTCGGTATATGTTCTATCTTGCACAGACGTATCACAGCACTGGGCGTTGGAGGGATTCGATTGCAATGTATAAGCGACGGATTAATGCAGGTGGGTGGTTCGAAGAGATCTGGTATTCTCATTATATGATTGCCAAGTGCCACCGGGAGCTTGGAAATATTGTAAAGTTTGAAGAGTGGATGCTGAGAGCATACGAATATCGTAAAGAACGTGCTGAGCCATTATACGAACTTGCTCGGTATTTTCGGCAAGATGGTCAGCATTATAAGGCATATCAGTATGTTGTGATGGGTCAGAAGATTCCAATGTCAACGGATAGTTTGTTCATTGAAACTGAGGTATACAATGGTCTATTTGATTATGAGCAGTCGGTCCTCGATTATTATGTGAAGTCAGACCGATATGAGGGTCTTCGGTCTTCAGTACATTATATGTTGAAACTAGGTCTGCACCACCCATCTGTTCTCTATAACCTTCAATATTATACGAAGCCAATCATCTCTGAACGGAAACGACTCACATTTCCATCTGTATTTGGACCATCCTTTTCACCTTCGGCTCTTTCAGTGCTTGAATATCCATTTGTAAACGTGAGATACGTCAACTACAAGGTTATAAATGGAAACTTTATAACACCTGAAGGTCTTTCACTATGTGAGAATGCATGCTTCAATATCGAAACCGGACAACTTATTGCAAAGATGGATGAGGCAACCGTAGACCTTCCCATTCTTGATCATACCATCAGGGGACTTGAGGATGTTCGTGGATACTCTGATAAGAATGGAACGCCATGCTTCACGGCTACAGTTCACAACTATGACAAGAATATTCGTATTCTTCAAGGCAGATACACGACGGGTCAATATAAGGAGTGTAGGGTTCTTCCGTCACCTCACGGACGAGACTGTGAGAAGAACTGGCTACCCATCAATGGAACTGACACGTTTATTTACGATTGGCACCCGCTCACCCTTGTGGATTTATCTGGAACCATTGTGAAGGAGATTCAGACAGCCCCTATGTTTGCAAACTTCCGTGGATCGGCTCCTCCAATTAGAATGGATGGTAAATGGTGGACCCTCGTGCACATGGTAGATTATGGACCACCTCGCAAGTACTATCACTGCCTTGTTGAACTGAATAGTGACTTTGTTCCTACTCGTGTTTCGATGCCGTTTACCTTCGTATCACCTGCAATTGAATATTGCTTATCGTTTCGACATGTGAATGATACCCTGCACTTCTTTGCAGGGATTAATGAGACTGCGCTATCCCGATTTATTGTTCGGTTGACCGAGTTTACATGGAATACTCTGTAGACAGCAATGAGTGTTGCCATATTGGTCCCCGTCTGTAGCCGTGCCCACGAGTGGAGCACGCTTGACGAGTGCTTTCTAATGACGCGATTCTTGCCTAGTTTTGAAGCCACAAAGGATCCCAATCAGACATATCAATTTTACATCGGCGTGGACGATGATGATGAGTTCTTCCTTCGTCACCGATCCGAACTTGAAAAAATTGGAAAGGTTGTGGTAGTTTCGGGTTGCCAGCACGCACCCGCATGGGTCTGGAACCGATTGGCAAGTGTTGCCTATGAGGACGGACATGAATACATGTTTCAGATTGGCGATGATATTGTCATTGAAACATCTGGATGGACGTCCAAATTTATTGAAAAATTGAAGTCTCATAAGAACCGAGGAGTTGTAGGTCCTAAAAATCCTATAAACTTTGCACTACGAGTCGGCGGAACTCAAGTGATCGAAAATGCATTTGTGCATCGGAGCCACTATGGGTTGTTCAATACGTTTTTTCATCCAAGCATTCGGAACTGGCACTGTGATGAGTGGCTGACGCAGATTTACACTGGAATCTGTTCGCACACATTTGAGGACGTGGTGGTGTATAACGGTTGCATTGATAAGCGATATAAGATTGAATCTCGTAGCATCCGAGACCAGATTGAAGAGAGTCGTCTCACACTTCGTCAGGATCTTCGCGGATGTTTTTCGTTCTGTCTGTATGGACCCTATACGGATAAATACTATAAGGGGCTAGCTGAAAACGTTGATCTTATCCGTCTCCACTATCCGAAGTGCGTAATCCAGGTATATGCATCTCCGGAAGCGTCAAAGTTTGCAGATACACTAGGAATTCTAGTCACTACAACATTCGAATCTGGATCGCGAAATATGATTCACCGTTTTCTTCCTACGATGACTGATGACTATGAGTTTGTCTGCGTGCGTGATGCGGATAGCCGTATTCATGCGCGAGATCGTTGGTGTATTGATACCTTTTTAGATAGTCCGTATACTGCTCATACAATTCGAGATCATCATTGGCACGAGCAACATTTAATGGGCGGTCTCTGGGGGTGTAAAGGTAAGATTTCTCTTCCAGAAAAGGTCTTCAAACAGTATATCACCTGGTGTAGAGAGGAGTATCGCGTTGATAATGAATTCTTGGCAACCCACATCTATCCATTGGTGGCTCCAGGACTGGTTGTCTTTTCGTATCGCAACGATGGTGTCCGGTGCGACCCAAATGAAAAAGTAGTGGTCATTGATTACCCACTTATTAATCAAGAGTTTTGTGGGAACGTTGTGTTATATCGCGATGGAGAGCCTTATCATGAATTTACTCAAGTGTAGAGGTGACGCCACGACTCGTTCACCACTTTTGTCTCAACAAGAAGAGCCTTGATATCATTGGGCGTGATCGCCATCGGCAGCTTGACTGCCTTGTAGAACGGATATCCCTTTGCCGTCTTCTCATCAGCAATCCTCAGAAGGTTGATGCGAGTGACTAGTGTTTCAACAGCTCGGATCAGAACACGAACTCCTTCCTCCTCATGAGAGTACTCGGAGATGAGGAACTTGATTGCCTCCTCTGTGATCGTGAGCTCGTTCTTCATGTTGATTCGCTCCAGAACCTGAGGCCAGACATACTGGGTCACAATCGCTTTCTTGTCATCGGCTGTGTATCCGGCACAGGTGATGACCTGCATACGGTCCTTCAAGATCGGGTGAACCTTGGACTCATCATTGAATGAGAACACGAAGAGGCACTGGCTCAGATCGAAATCGACACCTGCAAAGTAGCGGTCGTGGAAGTGAGAGTTCTGCGACCTATCTGTCAAATGGATCAGCATCGAAATGATCTCCTCACCATGGGCTGTCGTAGACACCTTGTCCAACTCGTCGAAGTAGATGACCGGGTTCATGCATCGAGCTGACATGACTGCATCTGCAATGCGTCCCCATGTTGCTCCCTCATAAGTGTAAGAGTGTCCTACAAAGTTCGCAGAGTCCGAGGCACCACCCAGCGAGAAGAACTCAAACGGGCGCTTGAGAACCTCGGCGACGCCATGCCGAGCAAAGGAGGTCTTGCCAACTCCCATGGGTCCCTTGAGGGCGATCACGTTTCCGACAGAGGATGGGTTCGCGATCCACTGTGCGACGATCTGCATGATCTGGGCCTTGGCAGCATCCATGCCATAAACCGCCTTATCAAGTGTTCCCTGTGTATCTGAGAGGAACTTGGAGCATCCGGCACGATCCTCTTCAAACTTCACAGGCAGTGGCACGACATTTCCAAAGGGGATTCGCAGGAAGCCATCCACCCATGTCTTGAGCTTATGAACCTCTCCGCTGTCTGCGTCCATCTCGTTCAGAACGTCAATCTTGCGAATAACGGATGCCTTGAGTGCATCGGGAATCGGAAGTGCAAGCACCCGGAACTTGTATGGAATCTCGCCATCCGAAACGAGCTTTGCAAGTCCCTTCATCTGCTCGTTAAGCTTGCGACGCTTAGACTTGGAGAGGTCCTCATAGTACTCCTCTTCCTCCTCGTTGAGGCACAGGGCAGGCGACTCATCTTCCTTCTCCTTCTTGTGGCTCTTGCGGCGATGACCGACCATTCCCCTCTCTGGGCGAACATACTTGTCCATGAGGTGGGCGATGAACTCCTCTTCCTCCTCTTCGGAGTTTGCCTCGTCCTCACTCTCCTCTTGCTCAACGTCGATCCGGCTGGGACCCTTACCGTTGGCGAAGGAGTGAATGTGGAGCTTCACGGATACTTTGGCGCCCTTGGGGAGCTTGAGTGTCTGTTCCTCCTCTTCACTTTCCTCCTCTTGCTCAGTCTCTTCATCCTCCTCGTCTTCGCTCTCCTCCTCACTCTCCGCTTCACTCTCCTCAGGCGCCTCATAATCTGAGTCGTCTTCTGAATCAATGTCTTCATTCTTGGTCTTAAGTGTGTCATCGTCTACCCAAACGACGGGTGCATTTCGCTTCCGAAGATTATAACGCTTAGGTGGCATCCTTGCTGCCTCCTAGGATTAAAAACAAAGTAACTTCCATTTTAACAATGGAGGACATTGAGCATCTGGTTCGAGAGCTCGAAGAAGAGAACAATCGGGTCGCGGCTGCTGACCCCGGAACAAAAATCAGCCTGTCCATCGTTGAGAAATTCCTGAAGACACATCCTGTTCTTTGTTACGGTGGAACTGCCATCAACAACCTCTTGCCTGAGAAGGATCGTTTTTATAACCCCGAGACGGAGGTTCCGGATTATGACTTTTTTAGCAAGACACCTCAGGAGCACTCGGTGATCATTGCAAACCAGCTGGTCGCCCACGGACTGAAAAACGTTGAGGTGAAGCCGGGCATGCACATTGGAACCTTCAAGGTGTTTGCAGATTTTACAGGCGTTGCTGATATTACTCAGCTAAGCGAGGATGTCTTTGATCGTCTGTGGAAAGAGGATGTGGTTCGCGAGGGAATCCACTATGTGCCTCCAAACTTTCTGAGAATGTCTATGTATTTAGAGCTATCTCGTCCGCGAGGCGACGTATCTCGTTGGGAGAAGGTGTATAAGCGCCTTCAACTTTTGAACAAGGCTCATCCCGTCACATGTCCCAAGGAGACAGCGGATCGCCATACGGAAATCACCCCTACCCAGCGCAAGCAAATTGAGAACCTATTGAAGCACGAACCGGTTGTCTTGTTAGCTGTTACATCGGCTGAGATTCACATGAAGGAGAAATGGACAACACCGATCGCTCTGTTAGCCGATAAGGATGTGATTGAGCGCCTCACGAAGGGTGAGGAGGTTGTGGTAGATGAGGAAAACGACATTCTGCCCAAGCGCACGACAGTTCTTATTAATGGAAAGAAGGACTTTATCCGATTCTACGAAACAACCGCGTGCCACAGCTTCCATACCATGACGAACGGAATCAGGGTTGCAAGTATTCCGACCACTCTTCAGTTCTTTTTCGCCTATCTGTATTCGGATGCTCACGAGAAGAATACAGCAAGTGTGTTGTGTATTGCCCAACGTCTTGTGGACATTGCAAATTCAAAGCCGAAACGCAGGTTTGCTATTTTGACTCCCAAGGATTGCCTTGGAAAGCAAGAGAGCTTTACGGAGATGAAACGTGAGAAGGCAGATTTGTATGCTGATCTTTCAAAGGATAAGTCGTCGCCTGAGTTTCTTGAATACTTTTTTAGCTATAACCCGACTGATACCGCAGCGAATAAGAAGAAGCTTCTTAAAGCACTGCGAAAGACCAAAAAGAACCGAAAGAAGCTTAGCTCCGAAACGCAAGAATCCCAGCAGAGCTAGTTGTCAAGGGCTGATACGGGAGACCAACGCATGTCTGGCACCCTTCCTTACGTCCCTGAAGAAACTGGAGAAAGGAATCGTATCCAGTTGGAGCACGGTTTCGGAATGCAGTCGGTGCCGTTGAGTTAAACATCCTATACATGCCCTGAACACGCGCCTGTGCAACAAGATCTGCTGAATCGCGCAGACGCATTGATGTGATTCCTGAAAGGGTTGAACTATTTTGACCTCCAGCACTCATTGTTTTTGCCCAAGAATTTAAACGCGCCCCGTGTACCATGACATGTCAAAATATTGCGGGGCTGACGGGGCAACCTGTAGGGAATCCGTAGGAACCGTCTTTGAGAGAGCATCTATTTCAGGTGCTGTCAAAGAACGATTCTGGTAGGTGAGTCCTGAAAGAACACCATCCCAGCCAACAGTGTTGGATCCTAATGAAACTGACTTCTCATTCTGCTTAGGAAGTTGTGCAAGACTATGATGTTGGCGTATGACACCGTTGATATATATGTCAACTGAGTCCTGGTCTACAACCAGACCAAAGTGAATCCACTTTCTTGCAGGGAGATTCGAGATGAGAATACTCTCCGGTGACCCATAGGTATCGACAACAATCAAAATGCCGTTGGAGGTGCTGTCTAGATACATGCCAGGGCAATCGCCCTTTGAAAAGATCAAGCGCTTCTGTCCATAGTTGAATGTAAAATCATTGAAGAGTAGCCAACCCGTGTATGTAAAGGTGGCACCCTCCGATTCATTAAATGAGCGAGGGAGCTTTCCCGGTGCATTTCGCTGTGTTTTTCCGGACATGGAACCCTCGACCAGACGAACGGTTCCTGGATCAGATGGCGTACTTGTAGCCGTAACTCGCCAGATAATAAGTCCAATGATTGTTAGGGCAACAAGGATGCCTACAATTGTGAACACACCCATTGCTTTCTACTTAGAAACAAACCCTTTACCAGTCAACCGGAGTTCCTTGGTTTTAGGCGTAGGTGGTAGAACAGCTCCATGTGGCGTCCAGACCATTTTCAGCATGGTTGCATAGTTTGTTGTCTTTTGCATTTCAAGTGTGCTCGGATGGACAGTGCGATTTCCAAGTTGATAAATGTAGTGAATTCTAGACTCATCTGAACGATACTCCTTGGTAAAAAAGCCTAATCTTGCAAGGCTTATTGTCCAATCTAGATCCTCGCCTCTTACTGCATCGCCGAATGGAACCAGCTTTGCTACCTCTCCAAGCATTACATTCAGGTGGTTTGGGGGTCGAAGAAAGACCTGTCCACGGGCCATCGGGCTTGATAGTGTGTTTTCGATACTATGTGTGAATGTATATTGAGCCATTTGTCCTCGGAGACGACATACTTGAAATTCACCGCGAATACATTCAAGCGCATCTTCAAAATATGCGTCTGTAAGGTCATCATCGTCATCAACAAATGAAACATACTTACCCTTTGCACCCTGAAGTAGAGATTGACGCTTTTTCCCAATACTTTGCTCTCGATTATCTCGTGCAACACAATATTCAATCTTGAGTTCGGGACATATTCTACCGTGTTTTTCCTTGATTGATTCCATTAGGCGATCAAATGTAACCGTTCGTTCGACCAGGGTTGGAATCATAATTGACCAGTCATATTCGTATGTCTTACGAGCCATGTAGTTATTAAAATCCGCAGACCAATACCGTTGATTTCTCTGATAGAGTGCATCATTCTTCTCTGGAAACCCAGTCCTAAAATGTTCATGTCGAATCAAGACTGTTTCAATATACGAGCACTTTGAAGCAAGCGAGCCCTTGCAGAGGTCGGTAAACTCATTATCGCAAAAGAGGCTCTTGTAAGACGGATGATAGATGTAACCAATCGATTCATACATTTTTCGTCCCATGATTGACAATGTATTTAAGAAATATCCCTGAACACCATCATTCACCCAAACAATCCTATCCAAGTCGGAAGTCATATTTGAACGAATAATATCATCATAACCCTTGACCTTCGGAATCATATCATCCGAAACCAAAATAATAATATCCCACGCCCATTCAATTTTATTCATATCTGCATTCACTGCCTCGATCTTTGAGCTATTGTCGCTGAAGAAGATCTTGACCCATGCAACCGGAAGATTTGTAATATGATAGTCTACATTGGGATCATGCATTGTTGCATCATCTATGTCACATGATAGACAGATCCCAATGAGATCAGGTTGATTTGCAAGCTCTATATACTTACGAAGTGTTTCAATGACTTGCTTCGGCCTTGACCGCGTCGGGCATTTGAGTAAGATCCTCATTAGTATTTAGAACGAGTAATTTGAGATCTGCTTGCCCGAGGCATCTTTGACGCCGAACGTGTATGTATATCCGAAAAGAGTCACTTCAGACCCCTTTGCAGTTGTGTCAGAGGGCGGCTGAGCGAAGGATGCGCAGTTGGTTCCTAAGCTAAAGAACGCAGCCGCATCCGTGGGTCCAAGCATATTTGGGTAGGCGTGAACATTACAGACATATCCAGAGAACCCACCACCCGCTCCGACCGTAATATCTCCCGCCGCCGGACGAGGAACGCCGGGCAGGACGCATGACTTTACGAGTTTTCCGTTAATGTATACATCAAGATTGCGCTGGAATACCGTTGCCGACACCGAGAACCACGTCTGGAGAGGGACATTCTCAACGGTGCATGTGAAAAGATCGCCGGTTGCATTCGTATCGTTAGATCCAGACGGGTTTGAACGACCCGCTCGGCTCGATGAGTTTCCGTAGATAGACACGCTCACATTTAGACTGTTATCCGTGGGATGAAGGGTAATCTTAGGATTTGCTGTAGCCGGGTTTGCAGAGTCGGTCCGCATCAATACGCCCTTCTCCCTTCCAAAGTTATAGTCCCAGTCCTTGATGAACATCCAGAACTGAACACCATTGTCGGATCCAGAAGCTAATGGAGCGTTTGCTGCTGGAATCTTAGTTGATTTTTTGCCATCTAGGGGTGTTGGAGCTTGGTCTGGCACAACCGCGGGTCCCATTACGGGAGAGATCGGCTTACCGTTTGCCGCTGCGATTGCATTATACGCAAACAGCACCGCGAAGAATAGGAGCAATAATCCAACAATTACAACGAGCGCCTTTGACACCACGCTCATTCCATTGAATGTTGGAGCAGGTGTGGGAGTAAGCATAGATGGTCCCGGCGCCGGTCCGTAGAATGGAGTGGTTGTAGGTTTTGACGAGAAGAGTCCCATTTGTTTATCGCTTACAAAGGAAGTTGTGTAAAGACACAATGGAAAAACGGATAGGTCCACCAGTAAGAATACCGATAACAATGTACTGCAACAACTGCGGTGGAAAAGGTCATCTATTTCGCATGTGCACAGATCCTGTATTGTCGTGTGGAATTGTGCTTATTGATAGTTCAAGTCTTCCTATTCTTCCTGAAACAGCCCGCCTTCTTATGATACGCCGGAAAGACAGTATGAGCTTTGCCGAGTTTATGCGAGGAAAGTACGATCCAAGCAATGCAGACTATGTAGACCGTCTCATTGGAAACATGACCGTGAAGGAACAAAAGGCAATCACAACCGAATCGTTTGAGACGGTGTGGAGGAGTGTGTGGGGTGATGAACACCTGTCCTCTGATTTTGCGAGTGCTCAACAGAAGTTTGCTCAACTGAAGGTTGCTGATATTGTAGCTAACAATCCATCTCCTTATGAGGAACCGGAATGGGGATTTCCTAAGGGACGTCGGATTCGAGGCGAGTCTGATGTTGATTGTGCGCTACGTGAGTTTGGTGAAGAGACGAATATTCCCCGAGACTCCTTCATTGTGCTGAAGAACATTCGGATTGAGGAAACATTTATTGGACTCAATGGTGTTCGATATAAACACATCTACTTTATAGCGCTCTTGCAAAAACCCGAGCTCTTAAATCTCACACAACGATTCACACCTATGCAACGTCGTGAAATTTCTGGTATTGAATGGAAGTCGTGGACTGAGTGTGAGAACCATATTCGCCCTCACCATGTTCAGCGGAAGGAAATGATGGATGACTTGCGATCCATTGTAGAAACGTTTGAAACAGTATAAAGGGAAACAGTCAAAAGAATGCAATGCTTACAATTATTACCCCATGTGCCCGTCCAGAGAATCTGAAGTTCCTGGAGGAGTCTATTGACCTGGATCGCGCGAATTGGCTAATTGTATATGATACAAAGAATGGTCCGTTCACACCTCGGTATAACCGTCCAAATATCAGGGAGATTGGTCATCCAACTCCTCCAGGCGGACGCGCGGGACACGCGCAGCGCAATGCGGGGATGAATCAGGTAGTTGAAGGCTTCATCTACTTTTTAGATGACGATACGGTTATGCATCCGGGATTCTGGAAAATCTTTCCATTGATGAAAGATGAAGAGCATTTCTACACCTTTGACCAACAGCGTTGGGATGATTTTGTTGATGTTCCGGGTGGCACATTCAAAGGTAATGTTCCTGAAGTCACGAAGATTGATAGTGCTCAGTATGTAGTCCCTCGGCACATGTGTGGATCATTCATCGAAGATGATTATCGCGCTGATGGATTTTTTATTGCTGAAGTAAATTGTAACTTTCCAAGGGCACATACGTACTTTCCTACTGTGGCTTCCTACTATAACTATCTTAGGAGGTGAAGCGGAACCCCGCAAGATACACCGTAATACAGTAGGCAACCACGCTCATCCCAAAGATCCAGAACCAAACAGGAAAGACAGTTGCTTCCCGATCAGTCACGCCAAACGGCCGAATCCTTCCGTCACGCCCAAAGGCTACGGACGGTTTCAGATAGAGAAATGTAGCCATTAAGAAGAGATAGATGGTGACCATCCACATCCGATGGTTTCGTCGGGTTAAATCCATTGTAATACCTGTGCAAAAAGTTCGGCACCAAACACAATGATGAGGACAGCACCAACCTATGTGCTTCCAAACCGGAAGGCATTCTCAGATGCCATTACCCGAATGTTCATTAAGTCAGACTACAGGGCAAAAGACAAGGAGCCGTTGGATGAAGAGGATAAGAACATTGACCTGTGCACACAGCGAACAGGCACTGGACGGGAGCTTTTTCCATATCAAAAAATCATCCGGGACTACTTGAAGATTGAAACTCCCTACCGAGGCGTGCTTGTCTATCATGGGTTAGGATCTGGTAAGACGTGCTCTTCAATTGCAGTAGCTGAATCGTTATTGACCACGAGCAAGGTGTATGTCATGGTTCCGGCGTCTCTTGAAAAGAACTACAAGGAGGAGTTGCAGAAGTGCGGTGATCCGATTTACGCAGTTGAGAACTTTTGGACTGTGAAGCCTATGTCTGATGAGGTCCGGGCAGAGGGGAAGAAGCTCGGTATATCTGAAAAGTTCATGGACAAGCACAATCGCATCTACACTACAACATCAGGAAATGAGCCCAACTTTGAGAGCCTTTCAACCCAGGATAAGAAGGCTATTCGTGAACAAATCAGCGATCTTCTTGAACAGAGGTTTACCTTTGTGCGCTACAACGGTCTGACCAGGACCAATATCCCCGAATACACGAAGGAGGGTATGTATGATGACTCTGTTGTGATTGTTGATGAAGCCCATAACTTGATTTCCCGTGTCATCAACGAGTCCGAGATCACTGGTAAGCTTTATGAAGCGATCTACAATGCAAAACGATGCAAAGTGGTTGCTTTGTCTGGAACTCCGGTGATCAACTCGCCAAATGAAATTGCATATATGATGAACCTACTGCGCGGTCCGATTGAGCGGATCACAATTCCATTCAAGACGATTCCGACATGGGATGAAGAGCGCATCACTAAGGCATTTCGTGCAATCCCCGAAGTGGATACGATTGAGTTCAGTGCACTGAAAAAGCACGTGATGGTGACTCGAAACCCACCTCAGTTTCGTTCAACCTATAATGGAGAGGGTGACCGTGTCGCCGTTCAATATATGAAGGACCTTCCATTCATCCCTCAAGCAGCCGATTGGGTTGGATCTATCAAGAACAAGATCGAGATTGATGTTGGTGGAGGTGAAATCTCCTCTGAACGTGTCACCACTGAACAGTTGACATGTCTGCCCACGGATTACGAGGAGTTCTCTGCTCTGTTCCTGGATGGACTGAACATCAAGAATCCAATGATGTTTCGCCGTCGTATTCAGGGTCTTGTATCGTATTTCAAAGGTGCCGATGAGCGCCTGCTTCCGCGTCGTATTGATTTGGAGCACACCCTTGAGAAAGTGGAGATGTCTAACGAACAATTTACTCGTTACCTAGAAGTCCGTTGGATTGAGATGAAGATTGACTCGCGCCGTGGTCGCTCCAAGCTAAATGAGAACCTTAGCACATTCCGTGTTCCGACGCGTCTTGTATGCGACTACGCAACACCACCGGATTTGCGCGTGGCTGAAGTCAATGCAGAAGGTGTGACGGAAGATAAGCCTCCAAACAACGATGAAGTTCTTAAGCGCATCAAATCCAACCCTGCTAAATACCTGTCTGAGAAGGCATTAGAGGCATTCAGTCCTAAGATGTTGGCAATCCTGAAGAATATCAAGAAGTCCCTGGGAAACAATCAGTTCGTGTATTCTCAGTACCGTGCGTTGGAAGGATTGGGCATCTTGTCAGCGATTTTGGAGACGGCTGGATGGCAACCGTATAAGATCATCAAGCAAGCCAATCAATGGGTGGAGGACCCCAATATGCTGGACGATCGTCCTGCATATACGTTCTACACTGGTGAGGAGAATGAGGAAGAGCGTGACTTGACCCGTCAGATCTTCAATGGCGTCTATTCTAAGAACTTCCCTGCCTCATTGAAAGAGAGTGTTGCCAAACGCCCCAAGAAGATCCTGCAGTTGTTGATGGCATCAGCATCAGGTGCAGAGGGTATTACATTGGCGAATGTACGCCACGTTCACATCGTTGAGCCCCATTGGACACCTGCCCGTCATGACCAGGTCATTGGTCGTGCAATCCGTATTTGCTCTCACGCCACATTGCCCATGGAGGATCGCACAGTCAAGGTGAGTTTCTACATCTCGGTTTTTTCGGATGCTCAAAAGAAGACACAAGAGGGTCCCAACATCACGCCCATTCGGCGTAATGACATGGTCATGAAGCGATACGAAGGAGATCCAGTGGAAACGTTCATGTCCACAGATGAATACCTTTACGAAACGGCTTTCGAAAAGGAACGCATTAGTCAGCGGATTGCATTATTGTTGAAGGAGTCAGCGATTGATTGCGAGATCCATCGGAAGCTCCACTCCAAGGAGAGACCGGTTGTATCCTGTATGCGATTTGACAGCACAACAACGGGTGAAGATCTGGCATTCAAGCCAAACATCAAGAATGAAGAGTTGGATGAGACCGTGCTCCGCAATACATCTCGGAAACATCGGCGTCTTCAGAAGGTTCTGGTGAAAGGAATGTCGCTAATCTTGGATCCCGACTCTAAGGAGATTTTTGATGGACCTGCATGGGATGATAATCAGCGCTTACTGCGAATGGGCGAGCTGGTCAGCCCTACTTCAATTCGATTTCTGCTCTAATATCGGAGAGCCAGTTAGCGCATACCGAATCCCATGTCTTGAATTCATATGATGATGCAGCCACCTTCTTCTCGGGAAGTGTCTTGATTGCTGACTCCATTGCATCGGCAACCTTCTTGTAGTCAAACGTAGGTGCCCAAAGACCCAGGGGCATCGTTCCTGGAAAATATGTGCGATCCTCTGGAGGAATGAACGTGCACACGCTCTCATCCATGAAGGCGCGATAAGTTCCAATATCCGTTACAATCTGAGGGGCTCCTGTATAGAGGTGCTCAATTTGACAGAGACCAAATCCCTCGCCGTCGGACACATTGATACCAATGTCGGCTGCGTTGTAGATATCATTAATTGCAGAGTCTGGAACGGGTTTTGCTGACGTATCCACCATCATAAGACGAGTGGCCATCACCTTAGGATCTAGTCCATGACGTGTGAGCTCTGTCTGGTAGACACGATTTATATCGTAGTAGGCGCCCTGCTGACCATTCAGACCAGTGACAATCATCAAGTGATAGGGCTTCTTAGGATCACGGCGGAGGAGTTCTACAAATCCCATAATTGCAAGATCGTGACGCTTACGCTGTGTGTTGCGATTTGCATTGACCATCAGGATAGAATCGGATGCCAGATTCATAGATGTTCGGATCGTTCTACGAGCAGACACTGGAAGCTTTGAAAAGAAGGATGTATCCACTGCATTCTCCAGAACGCGAACATCTGGGAATGTTCCATACTTGAAAAAGACATCTGCCCAGTACTTTGTGAAGCAGTAGATGCGGTCAGCGTTGTTCTTCATCGTCTCAATCAAAGGAGGGGCAATTCCCTCATATACCTGATCCACATACAGCCAAAGCTTGTAAGGAGACTCCCCCTTCTTGAACTTCATCGCCTCAATGAACCGGTGGATGATCAAAGGATCGTTGTAGATCATTACGATGTCAGGATTGACCATCTCCAGATACTCGTGAATCTTGTTGAATCCGAATCCCTCCTCCTTCGGGTCCTCATTTGCAGCCGCATCATACGCCACGACTCCATCCGGAACCTTACGAAGATTACCCCTACTCGGGTGACGCTGAAATCCAAAGTGATAAGTCTTCACCTTTGGAGCTAGAGTGCTCAGTTGCTTCAGAAGATTAATGACTACTTTTGAATAGCCTGTTGTCTGGTCCACATGTGTGCTAACGAGAACGAACCTCATTTACTGTGATACTCTTTTCCCGTATAAATCACAAATGCAGGTCAATTCGGCACAAGATTACTTGACTCAAATGAAGCGCCAGATCATCGCGAAGTCGCTGGCTGTCGCTCAGCCACCACAGAAGCGCCGCGACAACACCCAATACATTGGTGTCATCGCCAATAAGTCTGATAGGTATGATATGTTTGTCGGAGGCGTTGGTATCAATACAAACGGTCCCGCTACACTTGGAAAAACCTTTACATCGTTCTGCTGCGTTCCGGCGAATACATCGGCTACGACATATCTGGTCTAAACCCTTCTTTGTAGATACTAATAATGCCAGGTGCACTCCTCCAGCTGGTTGCTATTGGAGCACAGAATGAACTTGTCCACGGGAGCCCCTCTATGACGCATTTTCGCGCTGTGTATCGGCGCCACACAAACTTCGCCATGGAGTCAATCCGAATGACATTTACCGCTTCAAATCTTGAGTTTTCGCCAACGACAACGAGGACGATTTCATGCCGTATTGACCGGTATGCGCAG